ATATTTAAGCTTCTCAAACTGCTCAGTTGTACGAGCTTTAGCGTCTTCTGGTAGTTCTAATTCAGGAGCTTCGGATACCTCCTCTTCAGGAGCGGCCTCTTGCTCTTGTTCTACCGATTCGTTTGAGCTAGGCATTGGCTCAGGTGTTGTCTCACCCGTAAATATTGCCTCGGTGTCACTTGCCATCGTGTATCACCACCTTTCATGTTTAAATTATGCGATTTAACGTGCCGCATACACGGGCTATCAGACTTTATAGTCTGAGTACGGGGAGGGAGATGAGCCAAACCTCCCCGAACTCAAATTACAAATTCATTATCCCTGTATATGTGTCCGTCAATTACCTCTGTGCGATTTCCAAGCCAAAATCCTATATGACAGTACTCACACTCTACTTCCGTTCCAGACCTGTAGTAAAAGTAGTGGTTACAATCATCTGGTTCTGTACCCTCCCGTAGCTCTGTATGAGCCTCTTCCCAATAAACATCACTACTTGGAGGAAGATTTTCTAACATTTGTGCCATACTTTTTTGCCCATCGTTTAGCCAGTGCTGGTTTCTTAGCAAATAAGTACTTTCTCTGCTTTATGCTCTCAAAAGGCATTAGCTCCTTGTCCAACCCTCAGTGTTACCGTATACGCCTGTGGCTTCATTTAAGTCGTCTGTGGTGCTGTACGAAGCAAGAGCTGCCCCTATTCCATCAGGTGTTGACCTTACCATGTTGAATCCAAACGCATAGCTCTGTCCGTCATTTTCAACGACCTGAATGACTTCATCTTCATGTTCTGGCTTTCCGCCAACTTTTTTGAATCCTACTCTGATTCCCATTTATCCTCCTATTTTGAAATTATTACTTTCTTCTCCTCTTTCTTTTTTCTCTAAATGGTCTGCGGCTCTTTTGTGCTCCTCCATGAAAGCTAGTATGTCCTTACCAGCCTTAGCGTAAGCCCAAGCCACTATGTACTTATAAATCAGGTCCTCTTTATCCTCTGCCTCTATGGGATTTACCCAAGAGTTATTGAATTTCTCCTCCAAATGGGGCTTCATTACCAGCTCCCAACCCGGAAGGGACATTAGCTCCCTGACTGACCTCGCTCTGTCCAGTTGCTGTTGCTCGTCCTTGGTTAAGCTCACCTTGTCCTCCTAACTGGAGTTTCTCAAAATACTTCTCTGGGTTTTTTATCCCTAGAAGTTCATAAGTATCCTCCAATAATAACTTTGTATTTACAGACCAACCCTTCTGAGCCAACGACTGTTGCACCGGAGGTGCTATCGTTGTTGTAAAAAGGCTCTGTCTTGCTTGTGCTAACTGTTGGTCACTTGGCAAACTCATGGATTCTATGTCTGGTATATAATCGTAATTTCCTGATAAATCCTCTCTTTCAAGAAGTAGGAATCCTGTGTCTCCCTGAGTATCTCTTGCAAACTTAGGAAGTGTATCTCCCTCAACATTTACAGGGAATAGTGCCTCTTCAAGCTCTGTTGGGTCTATATCCGCTCCATACCCAATAGCATCTGCGTAAGCCTGAATGGATTCATCTGATATGGTTCTTGCTCCAAGACCAATCCTCTCAAAGAAGTTGATTGCCTCCTTGTCTGCTATTCTTATAATCTTTGCCCTGCCGTCTTCCTCATTGAATAGAAATTGTGCATTCATCGTCATCCAAAACATCATCTGCTTTTTGAGAGCTTCTGATAAAAAGATTTGGTTGTAGTTGTCCCTAGCGTTTCTCTGTAAGGACGACTCTTGAATCTCTGTTGCTGTTTTTTCTGGTGAGCCGGGAACAAGGTTTGATATCCCCGATGAAGTTTCACCAACAGCCTCCTGAAGTGCTGATACTAAAAATCTATAGGTTGATGTGAACTCCGCTATACCTGCTGTACCCTGTTCGTATGGCATGACATCATCTGGGCTGTCCATTATCCACTTCTTACCCGGACCAAATTCAAGCGTATGCATCTGTACTCCCTGAGAACGTACCTTAACAATCGGATAAAGTCCCATGTTAATAGCATCGACATACTGACAAACAAGCGAATTGATTGCTTTTTGAAGTCTTTCCACAGGCTCTATCTCTGATAATCCGTAGATATCGTCATCTATTGGATAGTATTTAAGCATGACTACCGGTATCTGACCGTGGTCGTATGGGTTTTCTATATCCCTTATGACAACTCCGTGCTTTGGTGCAAATGTAATCCATCTATCTTTTCGGTATTCTGTGACAATTTCAACTGTTTTAAACACCTCATCCATACCAAGTCTATCCTCAACACCTGTTATTGACTTATTTCTTGATTGCCAGTTAGAAGAGCGTGTATCTCCCCCAGACCTTTCATCAAGTCTTACCTGCTGTTTTAGTAAATCAAGGTTCTTATAAACTGGTTTTCCCTTGGCGATGTCATTCACTCTTTCCAAATCCTGTATCGTAACGTAATCTCTTAGTTGAATCCAGTTTTTAATTGAAGAATAAGCATTATCTACTAGAACATCCCTGTTGTTCCATACCCTAAGGTCAGGTCCATCATAAAAGACATCTCTTTTCTTGTTCTTTTTATTTGGTCTTGTCTCATAGTGCCACTTACAAAGAGCAAAAGAAGCTCCGTATTTTCTTGCGTTCTGGTCCATTAATGACCATTTGGCTATCATTGGGGAGGCACTGACACGTTCATTATCGTCCCACTGATATGCTAAAAGTTCATTTATTACTCTGGCCCCAATCTCATCCCCTCCTGAACGGGGTACGACCTTTGCTCTGGGTTTTCTTGCAAATAGTCTGGCTGTCTTTTCAAAAATAAAGGTGAATACTCTTGGGTCAAATATTAGAGACTGATAGGGCCAGTTCTCCTCGTTTATATGACTTCTAAAGAGTTCGTCCTTGGTATTCCAATCAGGTATTCTGGAATCAAGGTCAGATACTCCCGCATCATAGTGGAAGCTAGACTCCTTAAATGTGTTCATCTCTTGCTTTGTTCCTACGATTGCTTCTTTTTGTGATTTATTGTCTCTTGGCATAAGAATAAAAAAACCGCCACTGCTGGCGGTCTTACCTTTTAGGTTTTAACCTATACTAAATGAATTTTATAATATTATTCTCGTTTTAGCAATATCGCTGTCTTTTTGATAAGTGTACTCTCTTCTGTTTTAATCTGGGTTATCTCCCCATTATTCATATATATCTCAATCTTCCCATAAGCTGTTCCGTATGCAAGCATTGATATAGCTCTTATAATATCGGGTATGTATCTTGGGTTCACTCGTGTCTCAAGTAGTGCGAGCTTTATCTCATAAAGGTCTGGGTCGAGTTCTTTGACCACCTTTACATACTGCTCTATATTATCCTCTAATTGCCTATTTTCCATTGTTTATCCTTCCACTGATATGTGGGTTCATAACTTGGTCTTCCTCCGTAACTTACTATGAAATATCTAAGTGCGTCCATGGCGTGGTCGTTGGCTTTCTCTGGCATATCGGGTTCATTCAAATCCTGTGGAGCATTAGGGTTCTTCTCCATCCATCTGTATGTTTCAAATTCTTTTATAGTGTTCTTACAGTTATTAAAAACGAAAAGACTTGGCATTCCCTCAACATTCTCTCTCATATGCCCATCAACAAAGTGTCCGGGAACGACCTTAAGTTTCTCTGATACCTTATTGATTCCAAGAAGGACCCATCTTCCTCTTGTAGTACCGGGTTCCTTATGAGCCTTGGCAATATGTACTCCTCTTTTGGAGAACTCTCTTATCCACTGAGCACCTGTTGGGTCTCCGTAAGTGGCATGTATCCTAAGCCCCTCACTCTTTGCGTTTATTATACCAGCATGGTAATCAATCGTTTCACCAGTCTCGTAATGCTCATTGAATATCCAAACATTCTCATCTGGGTCTACAGTAGCCCATAAGCAGACTGTGGGATTATTAGAACCAAAATCCATTGCTCTATAGGTATTCCAATTCTTAGGAATGGGGAAGGGGCGAACAACATGAATCTTTCTGTCAAAATCCTTATAAACAATCCCCGTGTAAGTTCTAAAGTCAGCCATATATTCCTGCATGAAAGCATCCTCTGCAAGCTCTCGTTTGGCTTGGTCTATCTCTTTTGAAGGGACGTGAGGATTATCATAACTTGTGAATCTAAAGGATTCATAAGAATCATCATAGGTTGACTCCGACTCTACGCCTTTGTTGAATAAATCATAAAAGTGATTGAACCCCTTTGGAGTGGAAATAAAA